TTTGCTATTGTGTCCATACTCTTGAATGGGCTTAGATTTGCAAGTGTAACCGAATCAGACTTCAGCGAAAAGTTGACTTCTCCAAGATTTAAATTCTTTGATTTTTTCCCACCAACCTTAGCCTTAATCTTCAGAGCAACATCTCCCTTGAGCATACCTCCGGAGCTTTCGCCGGCAATACCATCTGCAAGAATATGAAGGTCAACTTCATCTTTGGTGTTATTCTGTAAGAGATCATCCACGAACTTGTCAATCTTTTTCTGGGCGCTAGTATTCTTGATATACTTGATCATAGATTTGGTTTTAGCATCCAACTTTCCAATGTCCGATGCCTTGACAAAGAGAGCCTGTGCATCTTTTCCAAAAGCACCCTTGACAGAACTTGGCTTGAGTCGGATCGTAAGTTTGACGTTGAATGTGTCTTTAGGCTTACCCGGAAGATTATCATATACGGGATCAAAATCAAACACAATAGTCCCGTTCTCGAAAAGACTTGGTTCAATTTTAGCCCTATATTTGTTAATTTCTCGTTGATTATACTCACCGTCACGAAGATAGGTTGCAATGGCAATAGCAAAAATACCTTCCATTACGTCACCCTCATTTAATTTTTCAGTAATAAACTGCATAAAACTTTTCATGGGACTATCCTTTTGAGTAAGACGACATCCCTATTTATAAGAACCTATAGGCTCCCTTATCCTCCCTTGAACACAACAATCCCATAATGTCTCGAACGTGTCAATATACCCCGCCGACACTCTATGCCTCTTGCTCGATCCAATATACTGTCTTTTTGAGCAACCTTTTGATGACAGGATGACTCGTATCCTTATCATAGGTTTCTAGGTAATCGTACAACGTAGGCGACTTCTTCTTGGGGACTCGATTCCCCCGTTGTAACAATTTAATTGAATCGGTTCTGGGAGCAAAGTGTTTTAGCTCCATCATAATGCAATGGGCATGAGCCGCAATCTCTTCTGTGTCGCCGTAATACTTTTGGGCATTTCTCTTAGCCGGAAAATGGGCATTGCTAGAATAGACTTTACAGGCATGATCTTCCCAGTCTTCACTAGGAATTTTGATATGCTGGCATTGCATTCTATGAATTAATTCATGCTGAAGAGTCTGGGATAGATCAAACCTAAGTTGATTCCATATATTCTTGGTGATAAGAATGCGTTTTGAACCAGGTCTATAGGTTAGATACACCTCAATATTCTGGCGCTGTCTCCAAGGAGCATATGCGCCAGTAACAACAATCATATCCTTAGAAATCATATCATCTAAGGCAACATGGACCTTAGCCCCAAATGGGCGAAATGCATCTTGAACAAGTTTGCAATGAGATGCACTATTCACCGAACCAATTATTTGCTCGGCAATTTTATCTAGTGCAGCATTGACCTTGTTTACAAGATACATAATATCCAAATTTATTCGATGGGAAGGAGCAGGAACATTTATTGGAGGTGGTATGTTCCTACTCCTTCCTATGCGTCTGTGTGATGGGTCAAACCCCGTTCAACTATAAAAAGTCCAGGGTCTTGGGAACTGGAACCTTCTATAGTTTCCCCATCTTTCCGCAGAGTCGTATTTAAAAACGACCTGCACATCCTCTGCTACTTAATGAGCATACACAAACGCATTTTTATCAAATGCATATATTAATTAGGCATTTTTAGACGAGCCTACATTAGCCCCGCCAAAGTTAATTAACTTGAGAATAAAATCTACGATAGCATTGTCTGACGTATTCGGTGTTAGCGTAGCAACAAGGGCAAATACCCCAACTGCCTGCGTGAGAATCTCTAGGTAGGTCGGAAGATTAGCAATAATTGTAGCGAAATCCATTATATGGTCTCCTTTATTAAAGTGAACTCGTATGTCGTTGATACAGACACATATGGTTATTTATGCGAGACAGGCGCGCTAAATGTTAATTTGAGAAAAATCTCTCTTGCTGAAACTAGTCTTGTCGAATGCGGGAGTATTATCTTCATCCGAAACGTCTTGCTGTGCAGATTGGTCTACATCATAAAGCCGCATTTTCGCTCTATCTACGCCCACCACGAATCGTCGATTTACTGTCGGGTCATTATACCGATTCTTTAGTTGTTTTATCATCAACTGATTTAGGGCTTCTAATTCATCGCTGGTAATAATGGCTAAGAACAGATCAGCCGTTGCAGGTAATCCAAACGATTCGGCTGTATTCTCCATTCCAATATCTGAGCTTCCGTAGCCTTCACGATTAACTTGAGTTGCAGTAAGAATGGGAACCTTGCGTTCGATTGCAAACCCTCGCATCTCTTCGGCAATGCTCTTGATATATGTGTATGAATTAACATTCGTTCCCGGCTTGAATCGCGAAGAGGTGCAAATATTAATATAATCTACAATCAAAATATCAGGAATAAAACTCTTCTTGAGATTTAGCTCATTGAACAGATGTCGAAAGTGACCAACCCCAGCCTGGGCTGTTGGGAATTCCTTGACGATTAATTTTCCAACTGTGTTCTCTCTCAGCTTTTGAATCTTGGAATCATACAAGGCTTTAGGCAAATCATACAAATCATTGAGCGGAACATTCAAAAGGTTCGCATCAATACGCTCAGAGATTCTTTCTTCTGCCATCTCTAAAGTTACATATAGAACATTCTTTCCTTGTGAAAGATATGATGCTGCAAAATGGCACATGGCTAATGTCTTACCGACACCAGGACCAGCCATCAAGACGTTTAGTGTCTTGTCACAAAGTCCTCCGTTCGTAATGTTATTGAAATATTCTAAATCAAACGGAATATGATTTTCGCGTTTATGATAGAAGTCAAATCTCTTATCAGAATCTTCTAAGTAATCATGCCCAACATTTGTGTCAAACGAAATGGCAAGAGCATCGCTCAAGATTTCGGGAATAGATTCCTTTGTCTTATCTTGCTTACCATCAAGGATTTGAATAGATTCCATGACTGCATTATAGACAGCCTTCTCTTGGCAAAACTTTTCTGTCTGTTCGGCCAACCATTCGGCCACAGGCTTTTCATAATCATCAGTAAAGCTACTTAAAATGCTCCGAGCAGATTCAAAATCTGATTCACCAATCTCATCATCGTTCCCCAAATCAATAACTAATGCTTCTGTTGTGGGAAGACTATTATATTTGGTGACAAAAGATTCTATTTGTTCAAACAACAATCGCTCGGGGCGATCATGGAAGTAATCACTCTTTAGAAAAGGGGTTACCTTCCTAGTAAACTCTTCATCCGAAAGAAGATTTCTTAATATGGTAGTTTCAAGTCGTTCCATTATTTACTAAACGCCGAACCCTCAGTGTTTATTCTTCGTCGGACAACAAATTTCTTAGAATCGTCTCCAGTCTCTCCATCCTCTAAAGTCTCCTTACTAGAATCTAGGTCTTCTTGAACCATTTGCATCATAATGCCACCAATAAAATTTTCAAACTCCTGCTTTTTTTCATCCTCAAATTCCTTTTTTCGTAAATCTTCAGGAACAAAAAGAATATCATATTCAAAATTTACAGGAAGGGTTCCGTCTTCGTTCAGCTTAGGTGAAACACCAATCTCGCCATACTTGTAGACAAGCCCAGTATACTCTCCTTTGTCGAGCCGAATGCACCAATAATCTGCATCGGCGTTGTCTGGATCTGGGACGAGACTATACCACTCCTTTAATGATTCTTCAGGAACTTCCGTCGTCGATGTCATCGTCATCTTCTATCACCTCCTCACTTCCATATGTAAACTCTTTCTGATAAATGGCATCCAATTGGTCAAGAATTTCCTTTGTGAAATACTTCTTGGGATTCTTGTAGATGGCTTTTGAAAATACTTTTGTCCCATCGGGCATTTCGATTCGTGTAGATACCTTCTTAAAGATTCCATGATCGACTGCGAACTCTACAAGCCCATAGTATCTATGCAATCCAGTATCATATCTGAGTAATACATCGACAATTTTATTTTCTTTTGTTAGTCGCGATTTCACATTCTTACAATGGATTACATGACCAACAATTTCTGTACCGTCCTTCTCTTTTCTTCGTGTGAGAAATATTATTTCGTCGGCTGCGAATTTAAGACCTGACCCACCGCCCATTTCTTTCTGCGGATACATTGATCCGATAATATCATAGGTATGATTGGTCACAACCATAGGCACCTTTGCTCGCCCGAGCTTTAGGGTAAGAACCCGAAACGCAGCCTTCAGAACTGCGGCCCGAGTCATGTCCTTTGTCTCTTTGCCTTCGGTGCTATCTTCCATTTCCTTTGTGGTCGAAAGCATACCAAGACTGT